GAGGATGATAAGCGTAAATTGTTTTGCAGGTTTGATACGATGCATCGCTGCCCGGCATGATTTCGTCGCACAGCAACAATTGCTGTAATGACGTGCCAACGCCCGTGCCGGTGATGTTAATCGTAGACATGTTTAATTGTCCGCCATTTGCTGCGACAAGCTAAAGTGATTTGCTAGATGACATTGCACGGATGCGCTTGCGTTTTCAACCAAGATCATCCCGGTTTCATTTAGCGCCTGTTCCAGAATGTCAGATGGAACGCGAAAGCCACGCTGAAACAAAGCGAGGGTTAGTTTAGCTACGGGAGGCATTAACCATATCCTTTGTTGTTGCCCAGCGAAATTGCCACGGCATACGTGAATGTATCAAAAGCATCGTCAGAGCGGGTTGCTGCTTGCTTATCGCCAATGCGGAAACTAACCACTTGAGACCACAAATGGTTGCGCGTTTGGCCTTTGAAATTGGTTGTTTTTTCGTGCGCATAACGGGAAAATTTAACTTTCCCCTGGTAAACAAAACCGGAAACATTGATGGCGCGGCCATCTTTGCCGGCTGAAGTCAATTTGGACGGCAACGCCTGGGCCGGCAAACCGCGATTTGCGCACTGTTGCAACAGGATGCTGCCCGACTGGGCATCCTCAATAAAAGCCCCGCCGGAACCCATCCGAGCCTTGCACTGGGTTGCCAATTCTTCGCAACGGCGAAAAACATTCGGAATCCAGTTTTCTAACATCGCGCCATCAATCGAAACCAAATCCCAATCCAAACAAATCAGCGGGGTGCCAACCATCGAATTATAAGCCCAGTAACTGACGGCGGTTGCGTCGTGATTTGTGCCTTGCTTAACTGCTGTATCAATGACCGCATAAACCATATCGCAATGCGCGGGATAATCGACCGGCTGACCATCCGAACCAAGCAGAAATTCCGGTGCGAAAAAACAAGCGCCGCTGAAATCCACGAATTCAGCCATATATTCCTGCTGATAAACCAGAGGATGATTTTGCTCTTTTAGCAATTCCAATTCGTCTTTTGGAAGATAAGGATTGCTGTGCGTCGGCGCATGAAATTGCGTAAAACCATGCTCTGGCTCATTGCAAATTTGCCAAAAAAAATTGTCGGATTCGATGCCGTTGGGAGTGCTGGCAGCGATAGCTGATCCGCGATAATCCAACAAAGCCGGTTTGATGGCAGTTTGCCAAACTCTCAACATATTTGGTTTTGTGAATCCAGCTTCGTCAATTAGGGCTTTGTGATATTTCCGGCTACGTCCCGCCCGTTCGTTTTCCAGGGTCCAAAAATCAATTCTTCCGCCGGATCTAGTATGAATAACGCCTTCAATTTTTGACGCTGATCGTTTTACTGGCTCTAAAATGTCAAGCATTTCATTGTAAGTTTCTGCCAGGATTTTATAATTTGGCGCAAAAAATCCGATGGATTCTCCACGCGCTGCCCCGTCGCATGCAATGGCTGCCATCAAAACTGTTTTGCCAAATCGCCGGCCACAGCGCAAAGCCTTAAAGCGTCCTTTAGCTTTGTATGCTGTGATTTGGCCGGCATGCAGCGTCGGTAAATATACGGTCGCCATTATTTTTCAACAGGCGGCAATCCGCCTTCAATTTTGATGGTGTTGTTGCCATCCAGATTTTGTTTATCTCGCTCTTGCCAGCCCATGCGAGATTTTGCCCAAAAAATCGCAGCAGCGACATTGTTGCCGCTGGTTGCCATTTTGAATAGGCTTTGAGCGACCTTGGCATTGGCTTCGATCGCAGCAGTATCCAATTCGTCGCGGAAATGCTTTTCCAGCGTGTGAACGCTGCCAACTCCAATCACCCGGCAAATATCTTTTTGAGATATGCCGAATGCGGCCAACGATTTAACCGTCTTGCGTTGATCCGGCGTAAATTTAAGCGGCGGTCTGCCCACGGTTTTTGCTCATTTCATTAAATGTTTTACCTTCATGCTCTAATATAGCATCTTTCGACACCTGGGCAGGGGAATGTGTGCGCGCATTGTTGGCGTATGGAATGAGATCGGCCAAAGGCACGATTTTATGCGGAGGAAATTTCACGAGGCACCTGCAAAATTATTAGTTTAATCTCGCATTAACGGTCGTCCGATGTCAATTTCACCTTTTTTTCAAAAAAAACGCCCATTGCTCGATAAACGCTATTGCATATTTGGTGGGAATATAGGATTGTTCACTTGCCGGCGGGGATGGCCCTGCCAATCAACGGAGTTTTAGCCGATGACCAAAACTGTGATTTTTTTGACTAAGCAGCTGGGCGAAAACTCCGACACGTCACAGGACATCGTCGACGTGTGGCGCGGCCTTAACAGCGTCGACTTGTCGGAGCAGGTGATGTGCTGTCTCAATTCGGGCGACGATCGCTTGGTCCCGACCTGGCGTTATGGGTTCCGTCTTGTTGATCTGCCGGACTGGCTGTCGGCGGAGGAGTATCAACGGCACGACGTCGAATGGTCCTACGCCTGGGCGCGCGGCGTCGACGTCGATTGGCCGGAAACGTGGCAGCGGGCGCTCATGCGCATGCCGGATCGCGGCGAACGGATCGCGTTGATCGACTTGCTGCGGGTCAAGGCGTTCCGGTCGGAATTTCGCCGGTCGCTGCGATTTCAGGTCGAGGCGTGGCTGGATACGCCGGTTGAAGAACGCCGGTTCGAAACCCCGTTGTCCCCGCGTCAGTTGTCGTCGATCACGACGGACGAGCACGTCCGTCGGGCGCGGCAACGCGTTTCGATGGCAGGCCGTGCTTGGCATGGCGCTGCATGGGATCAAGCGCCTGTCGCGCCAGTTCTTGATGTTCAATCGGTTTTTGAGTGATTGCATGTTGCCGCGACCAATAACTAAAGGAGCAACCACATATGACCGACTATGCACTACGTTGCGAAATCTCAGCCGCCCGCGAAGGCCAACCGCACTGGCACTTTGCCGGAGACCCGGACTCAGGCCGCGCGTGCGTGGAGCACGACGGCAAACGCTGGACATATCGCGTTGATCGCGGCGAGCTCCGGGCATTTCGCGCATGGCTGGCCGAGGCATTTTCGGGTTTTGGCACACAAGCCAGTGTCTCAGGACGCTGGCCGCACTACGAAATCAAAACACGGAGTTAAAATAATGGCTTCAAAATCCACTGCGGATTTTCGCGCCGCAATCTCTCACCAACCAACAAAATGGCTGGATGCTTGTTTGGTGGATTGGCGCAAAACAAAAGCAATCAACATTAAATCCTTTACCATGCGAGCGCGCATCATTGCTATGCTTCGCGTTGAATTATTGCATCGTCAAATTTTGGATTTAAAATCATGATGACGCAAAATGACCAAGAAGCCGAATTGGAATTGGCTCGATGTTTTTTTTCTCCCGCGGTTGAATGGTTTGTTTGGGATGCCGAGGTGCCGGAACCTCGTACTGGTTTGGCTTCTGTGATTCGCCAGGAAGCTACGGAAGAATCAGCCCTTTATGGGCTGATTTAATTTAACGCGAAAGGAAACAAATAAAATGACGCGCGAAGATGCTTTGATTTTGGCGTTGAAAAGCACCAATGATATTCCCCAAGCAATTGCTCAAGCCAAAGAATTGCTGGAATTTATCAATGGTTCCCCAGAAAAACCACTTCAACAATTACCAATGCTGCCTGCGCCAAATAAAAAAGATATTTCAATTATTCCGAGAGAATATGCGATTTTGCTTGGATATGGTGACGTTCGCAAAAAATGGACGAAATGGGATATTGAGACTTTCCAGGCAATTTTACGCCAGGGCAAACATACTGCGCTTTTTGATGCGGCAATTGAATTGGGTCGGTCGGTTAAGAGTTGCTATGATGCATTTCAACGAGGCATGATTGGTTATGGTCCATTTGATCCAACCTGCGACACTATTATTTTGATCCGAACTGCTCGCAAGGCATTGCGCGAATTGACCGGCGACGTTGGAACTATGGGGACAAGCAAAAAATGAAAATCCCACGGATGCAATTGGCTGAATTATATCGGTTGACAGAAAAAGCGGAAAATCTGCAAAGCAAAATCCTTGATCCGCGCATTCGTGAGCGGGTTGAAATCGCAAAAAATAATTTATTGAATGCGATTCGATTAGCAGAAGATAGTTGACAAGATCGTTTATGTGCTTATAGTCAGGATTGCGGCAGGGAATTGGTCCCAGCCAAAACGGGAATGATCCGATGTTGAACCCCAAAGACCTTGCTTCCTACACTGCCGAACAGGTTGCCAGTTTGGCAGATATTGATTGGCGCGCGGTTCGCAATGAAGCTGGCCGGCGTTCGGATGATGCCGGAAAAAAACTGGCGCGGGCTTTGAAAGCGGTTGAAGCAGCGCGAAAAGCCCAAGATGATGCGATAATGATTTTCAAAGCGTCAATGATGGCGCGCGATGCGGGGTTGGGCGAATGAAAACAAATTATGCGGTTTTGATTTTGCCTGTTCCGTCAATTGGTCGAAATTTGACAGCCACGGAGGTCGATAGAATGCGGGCGGCAGGCTACCGCCCAATTTCAACCAAATGGCGCGTAGTGCCTGCTGGAACGCCGGCACAGGGGTATTTATACCGACCATTTAAAGGCGGGATGATTTCCACTGGCGTAGTATTGACTATGAAATGACGGAAAAAAAAATGCCAAGTGTGAATGATGTTTTTCGAGCATATTATCGCCTTGCAACTGAGGATTTATTGGTTATTGCGCGGGATTTGGCGTTTTCGATCCAAACCACGCCGCAGGATGATGATCGGCAAAATGCCTGGGCAAACCGGCTGGATGTTGCGCTGATTGTTTTGCTGGATAGGATTGAATTTTCGGTTTT